ATACGAAAGGGTCAGTAGCAACATACGCAACAATATCATCCGCAGCAGTTGATGCTGGGAAATATTGATTTGGTGTGAATTGCCCTGTAGAAGGGTCAGTGTAAGCACATCCAAGGAAAACACCAATAGGTGTTAAAGTTGCAGTACCAGTATCTTTTTGGATAGTGGTATTAGGGTTATCGTCACCCCACTTTACGAAATCACCAAAGAATATGGATGTACCATATGCATTTTTAATTTTGTAATGTGTAACTTTACCTTGATAAGGGCTTCCAACAACAGTTCCGCAAGGTCTTGCTCCCATGGGAGTTGCACTTGATGACATAATTGTCTCCTTATAAAATAATTATAAAATAAGAAACTATGAATCTTTACCAAATGTTGTTCGTGATTTTCTTTCAAAAACTTGTTTGGTAGCCATTCTAGAATCTTGGTCTTTAAAATATGTGTTATCTACCGATTCCAGTTGAGACTCTGCTAAATTATTAAAGTATTCATCTCTAGCTTTCGCTTTTTCTTCTGGCATCTTACATAACAGTTGCCCACCAATTTCAACATTACCTTTAACTGACCACTCTGAATTATGGTCCATCATATGAATTTGTAGTTCTGGATGGTCCTCTAATCTACAAGGTTGCCATCCTTCTCTAAATTTTCTAGACACATTAGGATTATCAGATTGACCTAAAAGGCTTGTTCTAATATACCTAAATATCCATCCTTTTTGAGGTGTCGGATTGGGTAAGTTTGATGGGTTTTCCCAGCTTTGTATACGCTGGCTAGCCTCTCGGCTTTCTATTTCCCTAGGGGTACGCTCTTGTGCTTGCTCTTCGCTAGCAGTATTAAGTTCTTTATTATCTTTATCAGACATATTAAGACTCCTTTAATAGTTGGTTTGCATACTGCTCTGGAGTTATATTAAGACGCTTTGCGAGGGCGACTTGACTCTGAGTCAGATGGATTTTGCGAGGTGGTTTACCGCTATTCCTCGTGGCGGGTGCAACAGGATTCATTACCTGTCGTTTTGGGGTATCTTCAACTACTTCTGTTTGACTAGAAGCTACATTTTGGACACCGAAAAAATTTGGATATTCATTATGCATATACTTATCTACTTCTGCATAATATTGTTGAGAATCTTTTTCAGGTAATATACCTTGATTACGAAGTCTCTTATCAATAGTTAAAGCATAAGAGGTCATTTCTTGGTGTTCTGGTACTGTACTCATAAACCAAGGATTTTTATTTGACCAATTATCCATGTCTGGGTCAGATTGTTTTTGAATCTGAGGTTGTTCTTGTGCTGGCTCTGCATATTGTGATGCTATTTGTTGTTGCATCTGTTGTGCATAAGTGCCAGCTTGTTGTTCAGCTAAAGTTGCTTGTGCTAATTCTGCTTGAGCACCAGCCATTACATCAGCATCACCTTCTTCATATGCTTTTTTAAATTTTTGTTGTGCGTTATATTTTGCCCATTGTGCATTATTAAGTGCTTGTTGATTTAAAACATCTCCACCTTGAGTAACTACACTTTGTAATCTTTCATTCTCTGACATTAAATTCTTTAATACCTTTGTAGCTTCCTGAGACTCTCTCAGAGCCTGTTCTTTAGCTCTACGCTCTTCATGGTATTCATATTTAATTTTGCTTATTCTGTCGCCAGCTCTTTTACTGTAGTCTGCAATTTCTTTATCAACTGTTTCATCATCAACAGGTGCTTCATTTGTTTCTACTTTTGCTGGTCTTATATCTTCAGGAGGTCTTTCATCAATGACTTCAACTTCTACTTCACTTACTGGTGATGTATTTATTTCACTTGCTACACCAAAGAATTTATCTTCTGAAGATTGTTCTGAAACTGGTTGTGCGTTTGTATCAATTACTTGTTCAATGCTCTCACTCATGCTCTTACTACTCCTGTTGGGTCATCGACTACTGCTTCTACAGTATCATCGTTAATTAAACGAAACTCTTTACCATACATTTTCATGCGAGTGCCTGAATAAGCTCTAAATATTACCCAGTCACCTTCTTTGCACCAAGGTCCTGTTGGAAACCTTTTTTCATCACCATAAGCTTCAGTTCCTAGTTTTAGAACGAAACCACATATATTTGAAGTTTCTTCATCGACAACTGTTTGTGTAGCTTTAATGATTCCGCCATCTGTCTTTTCTTGAGCTTGTGGCATTGCAACTAGTATTTTCCAGCCTTTAGGTTGAGGTAATTGACTTTTAACTTCGTCACTAACCTCTGGCTTTTTAACACTATCTGGTTTTGGTATATTTACTTTTTTTTCAGTCATATATTTTGCACGACTTTTAGGTGTCGAGTTCCTATTCTTTAAGGTGTTGCTCTTTCCAATCAAGAACTTCACGCTCTGCAAGGGCTAAACCCTCGATTATTCCTGTCATTTTCTTATATTCAGCAAAGTCTTTACAACTTCCTGTTGAGATATGGTCAGAACATTCATTCATTATAGCTCTTAACTTTTTAGTTAAAAATCTAGAAAGTGATTGCTCATTGATATCATTACTCATTCAGATTGATATCTTTGACCAAATCTTTAGCAATGTCAAGTCCTAATTTGTAATCTTGTGTAGATTGTTTTTCTTTATCTGCTTCTTTACTTAGCAAATCGCTAGCAATACGCTGTCCTACATTTAAACCAGTAGCTTCTTGTTGTGCTTTAATTCTAGCTTCTTCTAATTCTTTATTAGTTTTTAATCTAGCAGCATCAATCATTATTTTAGATTCATCTATCTGTTGTTTATTAGCTACTTGTTTTTCTTTAATCTCTAACTCTTTTTGTTTAGCTAAAATAATTGGGTCTTGTGCTTGTTCTTGTATTCTAGCTTGCTCTGCTTGTGCAGCATTTGTAGAAGCTACTCGTTTAGCTGCTTCAGCAACTAATGTAGATATACGCTTCTCTACATCTGCTGGTAAAGGTTCTCCTACTGGAGGTAACTCTATACCCATTTCTCTTTCAACTTGGTCTCTAAACTGTAATGCAAGATGTTGCATAATATAATCTGAACCAGCACTTTGTATAACTTGAGCATTTGGACTCTGTTGTACTTTTGCTTGTATATTTGGGTCTTGCTGTGCAGAAGCAAGTGTTTGTATATGAGCTTCATGGTCTTGGAACTCATATGCTTGTACTGGCTTACCAGTAATAATATTTTGTACTGCTGTAACTGGGTCAACTGCTGGCACATCTTCTTGTGGAGGTACAATAGTATCTACATCTTTAATGCCTAATACTTCAAGCATTTGTCTATGTAGCTGTGCTAAGTCATATAACTGAGGTGCTTGTTGTGCTAATTGCATTGCAGCTTGATATTGCATAATTCTTTGAGCCATTGTTGCTGCATTTGGGTCAGATACTGGAAGTACATCTACTCTATTGTCAAAGTCTTGTACTTTAATCTGCTGACCTTCTTCTACTTCGTAAGGATAATTAGGTTCTGTAAAATCTTTAATTACATTAACAAGTATTTCAAATTCTCTTTTCATTGCAGCATGAAGTCTTGCTTGAACAGCACTCATTACTTTCATGTTTCTTTCTAGTAATGCTAAAGTTGTTCCAACAGGTGCCTGACTATTCATGTCAGATGTTTTCATTTCAGCTATGCTTGCAAACTTCTTGCCTTCTTCTACTATGTTTTGTAATAGCGAAAATAATGTAGGTGAAGGTTCTTTATAAGGTAAGAATGTAATATTGTCTCTGATAGCACCACCTGGTACATCTACATCTCTAAACTCACCTGGCATTATAGGACTATCATCACCTTTAATACGCAAACCTCTGGCTTTCAAACCACCTGGCAGATTGCTTAAAGTACCTGCATCTACTAATTGTCTTAGTATAGATGTAGCTGATTTAGCTAATCCACCAATCATATGTATCAAACCAAAGCCATAAAAGCCTAGTCCTGGTAAATATTGATAATGAACAAAATGCATCCTTCTTAATTTTGCAACATCATCTTCGTAATAGTTTCTTCTAATACTTAAAACAATGCCTGAAGGAAAATCTATTGTTACTACATATGGTAATGCTATACCAGTAGGTTCTCCGTCTTGCCCTACATCTTCAAAACCTTTTAAATCTAAATCTACCTGCATTTCAAGTAAAGTATGTCTAGTGTCATAGCTATAGCTTTCTGACTCACCAGTCATTTCATTGTATTTTTTAGTAATATCTGAAGGATTAGGTGTACTGTCAGGTAATTCTATATCTTTATAAAAACCACTAACTTGCATTTTTCTTATGTCATTAGCTGATTTTTTCATTACATGCGTAGCTCTTTCACAAGTTTCTAAATCACTTGCACCATAATTAACTACAACATCTTCTGCTGGTACAAATATACCACTAGGTCTATTTAGTGTTGGATCAAAGTAAACTTTTCTAAAAGCAGAACCAGCAAGAGGAAGAGAAAATAACATTTTTTCAGTCTCACTTCTGTATTCTTTCATTTCATAAGTAAGCAAGTAGTTTAAATAATCTTGCACTCTTTGACTTTGTTTTTCTTTTTCTGAATTAATTGTGCCTACAATTTTAGTTCTAACTGGACCAGAAGCAGGAAATATTTCTGATATAGCTTGTGATTGAAATTTAACTACAGCTTCACTTAACATTGGATGAAATACTCCACAAGCTCCTGCCCATGGTGTAGTTCTTTCTTCTATTTTTAAACCAAGTTGATCTAAACCTTTTGTATAACTTTCTTCCCAATCTGTTCTTGATTCTTTGTCAGAGTTAAAAGCACCTACTAATTCACTACCAATGCTATCAAGTTCATCATCATCTATAAATTCTACTAGATTAGAATTAAAGTCTGGCTCTCCCATATTAGGAGCACTAGGATCAAAATCTACAATCATACCTCCATCTTCAGTTTCTGTTACAACTGAATCTGGAACTTCTTCTATATCAATGCTTAAACCTTCTTCAGGCTCCATTTCTACTAAACCATCTAAAGGTGTTGCAGGTTGTAATTGTTTTTCTATAGCCAATATACTCTCCTAGTAATAATCTGCTGTTCGATTGTGTTCTAATGGTTCTTCCTCTTCATCTGAATCTAAAGGTACAAAACCACCTTGTCTGAATCTTAACAGAGCTTGCGTACTGCTATCAACTAAATCGTCATGTTCCATATTAGGGAAACCAGCAAACTCTTCTATAACTTCTTCTGCCCATCTGGTTGATGGTGCCCAAACAACTCCTGAAGCAAACAGATCAGAAACAGCATTAACCCTAGATATTTTATCATTACCACGACTAGGTGTGTATTCTTGTACTGGTATACCTATTGCTCTTAATTCAAAGATTAATGGCAACCCAGCAGCCTTAGCCTCTACAATGAACGCATCAGGCTTATAGTCGTTGTATCTTTCCATTGCTATTCTTTTTAAATCTGGGAACTCTAGACGCTCTTTATAAGCATCTAAAAGTATTAAGTTGGGTGCTATTAAGCCTTCATCGTTTTCTTTGTAGAAAACACCCCATGTAGTACATGCAGAATAGTCAGCTCTTTGGTTTTTAAGAAAAGCTGTGTCCCATGATTGAATAATAAACTCACAATTAGGTGGATTTGTTTTGTCCCACTCTTGCCACCATTCTCTTTTAACTAAAGCACCCTCTTCAGATGTAGGGTCTTGTTGATACTGAGCCATCCACTTAGAACTAGGCAATTCAGCCT